TCCGGTTGGTTCGGTGACGCCCAATTCCATGGCAGAAATCTTGATGTTTTCGATAGTTGCGGCCATGTTGTCAGCGGATTTCTTGGTGTATTGGGTCATGTCTTTGCACACTTCGATGTCTAAAGGTGCGCGGTAGAATCCATTCATGAGTTTGAAGCCTCGTTTAAGAAACGTGACTTGTTCGACGGGTCGGGCTTCGACAAGACCCCCTTCCTTCAATGCTGGAGTAATGACCATGTTGATCTTGGCCATTTGAATGGCGATGTTGGCGATGGTAAAATCCGAGAACTCTCGTCGAACGGAGAAGATGACGTCGTCTCCGTTGGTGACCATGCGAACGTTGCGATGGAAATGAACTGGGCCAGCAAATTGTGGGTAAATCTTGTCCCAGGAATATTGAAAAGCCTGGAGGTTTGATCCCGAGTTGATCTGAGTGGTTCCGAAAACACCGCTGGGGTTTTTGCCTGCGACACGGTATGTTTCTTCTCTGCACAAATGAATGGCAAAGGTAACTTGGCGACCGATGGCTTCGCGGCACATGTCATCGTGATCCATGCTGGATGGTAGATGTTTCTGTTTTCCCCACACGTCATAGACTGGTGCGCGGGGGGTGTCAACTTGTTGGTAAAGTTGATACCATTTTCGTGCGACTTGGAAGAACCCGTCAATGAAAGCTGGTGGTTGAGTGGTGTCAAATCTCTCATAATCTCCGTCGTTGACTTTGCTATCGACCTCTCGTAGCTTCATGACGATCTGGTGCCATTCGCATGAGTAGGGGTTGATTCCGATTGCGGTCGTGTTCTTGATGCGTTCGTTCTGCATGTGCTGAAAGTAAGCTCCATAATACATTTTCATGAAAATGACAAGATGCATTGGGCTTGCAGCAAAAACGCGAGTCTTGATGTCTTCGGGCTTCGATCTATCGCAACGGCTGAGTTTTCGTCGTTCGTCTTTGAGGGTATCCTTGAAGATGGTTGGTGAAACTTTTCCGTCAATGGCGTCCTGTTCAAGCTTGTTGATGGCTTGTCGCAAGTCTTCGTGGATGAAACGGGTCTCGGTGTTGATCCAATGTCTTTTGCCTGGTTCTGGGTGTGATTCCAGACACCAAGGGTAACCTGGTGACGTGTCAGTCTTCATTGGTTCGATAACTCCGGGAATTCCAAAAACCGCTTCCTCGAGTGACAATTTTCGAGCGATGGTTGGTTTACCCACAAAGAAAGCTGCCTCCATGGATCCTTTACATGATTCCATGTCTTCCTGAGAGATGTAACCAGGTGGGTTTCCGAAGTTCTGGGCTCCTTTTGTTAAAGGATCACAACCAGGAACTGGTGCCAAAACAGCTGGGACTTTCGTGATGGGGAAAAGTCCGTGAATTTCTGACTTTCTGATTGAAGTCTTTGTGGGTTC